ATGGACTACTTATCAGTAGAAGAAGCAGCAGTCTTGAAAAACTGTTCTGCAAGGTATATCCAAAAACAGTGTAAAAACGGTGTTTTACCAGCGGTTCTCCGAGAGCATCCGCAGAACCATAAACCCTGTTATCAGATCCCGGTCTCCGCATTTCCGGAGCCGTTGCAGGCTAGGTACTATCAGCAAAAGCGGCAGGAAATGGGCATGATGCCCACGCCGATTTCGGCGGAAACGAAACCGCAGAAGCCGAAAAAGAAGGCAAAAGCCGTGCGGCAAATGACCATTGAGGACTGCACCGCACAGCAGCGGCAGGAGATCCAGATCTGGACAGCAATTCTGCTGGAATGGCACGCCGGACGCATCCAGTACAGCAAGAAAACCGACTATGACAAGCTGTATGTGGGCAAGTGTCAGCTGGAGCACCCAGACCTACAGGTTTCCACGGGGATCTTGTACCGCAAATGGAACGCCTATCAGGAGCATGATCTCGCCGGTATGCTGGGGATACGGGGCGGCTGGAACAAGCACAGCAGCGGTATTCCCCAGGTTGTGTGGGAGGCGTTTCTGTGGTTCTGGCTGGACGAGAATCAGCCAACTGTCCGAGCCAGCTATCGCAATGTGATCAGCTGGACAGAGGATTTCCACCCGGAGCTGGTGGCTTGTATCCCATCGGAGCGAAGCTTTCGGCGGCGAATCGACAACGATGTGGCAGAGGCAACGAAAATTCTGATGCGTGAGGGCGAAAAGGCGTTTTCTGACCGCTGTATGCCGTACATTATCCGAATGTATGACCAGCTGGAGCCGAATGACGTATGGATCGCCGACAACCACACACTGGATATTCAGTCTCTGGACGAACATGGCACCATTCACCGCCTGTATCTGACGGCATTTCTGGATGCCAAGTCCGGCGTGATCACCGGCTGGAACATTACGGAATCTCCGGATTCCCAGTCCACGATCCTGGCACTGCGGCACGGCATTCTGCGGTTCGGCATCCCGAAAGCGGTGTACTTCGACAACGGTCGGGAGTTTCTCACCCACGATGTGGGCGGAAAAGGACACCGTACCCGAAAATCTGATCAGGATGTCACAGAGCCGCCCACCATTTTACAGCGGCTGGGCATTGAAATGCACAACGCCATTGTACGAAATGCGAAAGCAAAGCCTATTGAACGAACCTTTTACACGGTCAAGAGCCAGTTTTCCAAATCGTTCAGCGGTTTCTGCGGCGGCACGATTCTGGAACGTCCGGAAAGCCTGAAACGGCGAATCAAGAACAAAGCCATACCGCAGGACTACGAGGTCAGAAGCCATCTGGAAACATGGATCGACGGCGAATACAACTTGCAGGAGTACGGCGGCTCTGAGGCAAAGTACCGGGGCATGAGCCGTCTGGATGTCTGGAACGAGGAGATCCGGTCGATCCGCAAGGCGGCGGACGCAGAGCTGAATCTCATGCTGATGCGATCCACCAGAACCCAGAAGATCAAGCGAAACGGCGTGTACATCACCTTTGCCGGGGAAAAGATCTGGTACATGAATCCGGAGGAAACCATTCTGCATCTGGGCGAGGAGGTCTATGTGCGGTATGACCCGGCAGATCTGAAAACTGTCCGGTTGTACAACACCCAAGACCAGTATCTGTTTACCTGGGAGCTGGCGGACATCCTGCTGATGGACTATCTGACCTCCAATCCGGAGGAGATCGCCAACGCAGAAATGATGATCCGCCGCACCAAGAAGTTTGTACGGGATCAGGTCAAGGGCATCACCGCCGATCTGACCAACGCACAGCGGATCGATTCCCTGGATGCCACGATCCGGAGAGCCGCCAAGGCAAAGGAAGAACGGTTCCAGATCCGGTATCCCAAGACCATCGAGCCGGTACGAGCCGGAGAAACGGAAGAAGAACACCGCATGGTTTCCGGCAGCGAAATGATCCCGGTCACCATCGACCTGAAAAAAATGCGGCAGAACGCCCAAAGACGAAAGGAAGAATAACACATGGAATACACAGAGCATCAACAGAGCCTGCTCCGCAAGCTGGAGCAGCTGCAAAAGGACGAAGGACTGAGCCTGTCTGCATTGTCTGCCCGTCTGGGCATCTCCAAGGGAGCACTCTCCCAGCTGTTTTCCGGCAGCTATCAGGCAAATCCGCAGAAGATGTTTGCGAAACTGGAAAGCTATTTCGGTGTCAAGGATCAGACCAGGCAGACCTATCAGGAATCCGGCTATGCAGATACCAGCATCTCCACGGAGATCTATGACATCATCGGTGTCTGCCAGATCAAGGGCGGTCTTGCCATTGCCGCCGGAGATGCCGGCATCGGAAAGACCAAGGCAGCACAGCACTTTGTGGCAGAGCACCCGAACAACAGCGTACTGATCACGCTGAATCCCTGTCTGACCAGCATCAAGTCCCTGCTGCGGCTGATCGCCGACCGCATCGGTGCTCCCATGGAACGCTCCAGAGATGCCCTGTGGTATTCCATCCGGCAAAAGCTGAGTGACGGCACGGTGCTGATCTTCGATGAATCCCAGCACCTGCCGCTGAAAACCATTGAGGTGCTGCGGAGCTTCTCTGATGATTTTGCCGATCACGGGCAGACGCTGGGCATCTGTTTCATCGGAAATCTGGAAACGGTGACACGCATCGGCAGCAAGAAGGCAGAGTTCGCACAGATCGCCAACCGCACCAAGCAGAAGAAGCTGTACACCCGTTCCAAGATCCAGCGTGAGGACATTGCCAAGCTGTTCCCCATGCTGAACGGACGGCAAAAGGAAATTGATTTTCTGTTCCGCATCGCCCAAACACCGCAGGCTATCCGTGGCGTGGTCAACCTGTTCTCCAATGCCTATGACAACGAGGATTACAGTTATGAGGGGCTGGTGGCAATGGCAAAGTACATGGATATGGAGGTCTGAGATGAAAAACGGCAAACGCCCCACCAAGGCACAGAAAAAGATCCTGGCGTTCTACGGATTCCATCCGGAGGACTGGCTGATCTCCAAGAACACCAGCACGGAGCTGGTCATTCTCCACCGGTACACAGAACGTACCAGACATATCCCGAAGCATCGGGATACAGAAATCACATAATCCCCCTGAGAGGAGAAACGCTCCTCTCGCCTAATGCAGCCAAGGACGGTGACAAGCCCGTGAAAATGCAGAGTCGGCAATTTATTTTCATACAGGAGGTATTTCTTATGGCAAAAGCAAAACTGACACTGAAACAGGAGGCAGATATGCTCTCCGCCGTCAACCAGATCAAGGAACTGGAGGCAGCCGGCAAGCAGCTGAAAAAGCAGGCGGACGAGCTGCGTAGTCAGGTCAAGGCGATGATGGACAAGAAGCATCTGGAGGAAATGGACGTGGGCAATTTTACCGTGCGGTATACCACAGTGGTCAGCAGCCGGTTCGACAGCCGTGCATTTCAGGAGACCCACCAGGCACTCTATGACCAGTACTGCGTTGCATCGGAAAGCAAGCGGTTTACCATTTCGTGAGGTGCGGCGATGACGAAGGAACAATGGGAAACCGCAGAGCAGAACCTGCAATCATCTTACCGCATCGTAAAGCTACAGGCAGACGGCTACACGCTGTCTTTGCAGACACAGCGGTACAAGATGCAGCTGTACATTGTGGTCTATGTTGACGGCGAAATTCGTGGAAAATGGATTACGGAGGACTGTGAGATCCGCAGAAAATTCTTCCAGAAGCACAGACGCAGTCTGCTCACCCGAAAGGAGCAGGAAAAGCTGAAACGGGAACGAAAAGCCATTCGGGAGGCAGTACTTGCCAACAGCATTTACTACACCTATTCGCCCTACTGGAGTTCTTTCCGATCTCTGAAACGGCATCTGTGCCAGAACTGCACGGACATCACGTTGTATGAGGAGGTGGAAGCATGAGAAAACCAACAGACACCGGAAACCGCTGCTTCGACCAATTTTGGGCAGCATATCCCCGAAAGGTGGGCAAGGAGAAAGCCAGACGGGCATTCGAGAAGATCCAGCCCAGCGAGACGGAATTGCAGAAGATGCTGGCGGAGCTGGAACGGCAGCGGAAGGTCTATCACTGGGGCAAAGAGAACTGGAAGTTCATTCCGCATCCTGCCACATGGCTGAATCAGAGAAGATGGGAGGATGAGACCATTGCCGCAGAAGATGACATTCCCGACGATGATCCCTACGGGGCTTTCGTATACTGATCTGATGCAGATGCGTGTGGATGCGTACAATGCACAGCCCGGCACGCTGACCGGCTATGACTGCAAAACGTGCCGCAACAAGGGCATGATCGCAGAGATCCGGGACGGCTATGAGGTCATGTGCCTGTGCAGCTGTATGAAAACCAGAGACACCCTGCGGCGAATCCATGAATCCGGTCTGGAATCCCTGCTCCGCATCTGCACATTTCAGAACTACACCGCAGAGCAGCCGTTCCAGCAGCACATTCTCCAATGTGCCAAAGCGTACCTACAGGAACGGCACAGGTGGTTCTATATCGGCGGTCAGACCGGATGCGGCAAGACACACATCTGCACCGCCATTGTGGGCGGCATGATCCGGAACGGTTTTTCGGTGCGGTACATGGTGTGGCGTGAAGCGTCCAATCAGCTGAAAGCTGCTCTGACGGACGGCAGCTATGCCGCACAGATCGCAGCGTACAAGGAAGCCGATGTGCTGTACATAGACGATCTGTTCAAGACCAGCAGCACCGCAGAGGTATCCGGTGCAGATGTGCGTCTGGCATTTGAGATACTGGACTATCGTGCCAGAAATCAGATGCTGACGATCCTCTCCACGGAATGGCTTTTGCCCCAGCTGCGGCAAATTGACGGAGCAATCGGCGGCAGGATCATTCAGATGTCCAAAGGGTATGCGTTTGAGATACGCCCGGACAACCAGAAAGATTATCGGCTGAGGAAGTGAAGCGTATGGCAAAAGGACAAACCCAGACACTGTACAGCCTTGCTGCTGTGCTGGGGCTGGTAGAATCGGGAAACAAGGAAGACCCGTTTCACATGATCGTCTACCGTATCAGCGGCAAGACCTCTGTCCGGGAACTCACCCCACCGGAGGCGGCAGCGGTAGAGGCGGAGCTGCGGCAGCAGCTCCGGGAGCAGCGTCCCAAAAAGAAAACGGCATCCCCGGAGTATCCGGGGAAAATGACAGCCGGACAAAAGGCGTATGCCTGGCGGCTGCTGTATGATCTGGCAAAGCTCTCGCCCTCTGCGGTGCCGGTGGGGGAACGCATGGCAGGCATCGTCCGAAAGGTATTGCAGGAAGACCCCTGCCCCGGTCATCCGCTGAACTGGGTCAAACGGGAGGACGGGGCGAAACTGATCGAGGCACTGAAACGGTATCTGCGAAACGCAAAGCGAAAGGCGGCGAAAGCACATGACTCTGGATAAACTGACCATGGAACAGCTGCACGGCAGTCAGCTGGAAATTGCGGAGGTCATCGGTATGGAAGCGTACCGGAAGCTGGTCGCCAGCTACGGCGGCAGCAGCATCTATATCAGCAAGGCGGATTCCGTGATGAACGGTCTGAGAGATGCGGAGATCTTCCGCCGGTTTGACGGTTCCAATTATCTGGAACTGGCACACGCATTTAATCTGGCGGAGAACACCATCCGGGACATCATCTACCGCCAGAGCACCGACCGGGAAGCACACCAGATGACGTTCTTCTGAACCCGAAAACTCATTGAAATTCCTGAAAAATCTGCCTTATTTGCAGCACCGTTCTTTTCTGTGCTATCATTACAGTAGAAGTAATGATAGCACTTTTCTTTTGGGGAGGGAGATACAGTGACACAGGAACTGATCCTGTTTATCATCACCACGGTGATCACCGTGATCCTTGGGATCATCGGCTATTTTCTGAAACGCACCATGGATCGCAATGACAAGAACGAAATGGCAGTGCAGGAGCTGCGTGACAATCTGCTGACGCTGTCGGACAAGTACGCCACCAAGGCAGAGATCCGGGAGATCAAGGCATCTATGGAAAAATTGTCGGAGAACATCGACTACATCAAGGAGCACACCACCAAGAACGAGGATTTTATCCGCACCATGGCAAGGCTGGAAAGCAAGATCGACAGCTATTGCAGCAAGTAAGGAGGAACGGCATTGGAGCAGGCAGAAATGATAGAGCGAATCCGGCAGAAGGCATTTTTCAAGAATAACGGCATGGTGCTGAAAGCCGTGAATCTGCTGCGTGACAAGTTTGTTGCATTGACGGACATCCGCTATGCACTGGAACCCAGCATGACTGAGGCGGAATTCCGGGACAGCATCAACTATCTGACGGAATCCGGATATATCCGGCTGCGGCACATGGATTCCAAGGCGTGTACGACACTGGCAGACACGGCAATGGAGCAGCTGGAAGCCAAGGTATCGGCGGACGGTATCAAGATCATTGCCTGTGTCCGCAAGGACGAATGTATTGACGTGTGAGGTGCTGCATGGGACGCAGAAAGCATTCTAAGATCGACAATCTGGAACCGGCAGTCAAAGAGACCGTAGACGAGATGATCAAGACCGGTGCCTATTACCGGGAGATCGTGGACTATATCCAGTCCCACGGCGTGAGCATCTCTCTGGCAGCGGTGGGAAAATATGCGAAAAATCTCATGAGTACGCTGGACGCACTGCGGCTCAGTCAGGAAAACTTCCGGGCGATTATGGAAGAAACCGACCGCTATCCGGATCTGGACATGACAGACGGCATTCTCCGCCTGCTCTGCAATCAGATGCTGGATGCCATCAACAAGCTGCCGGAGGAACGGCTGTCGGAGATCGACTTTGACACCCTGTCCAAAAATGCCGTGGCACTCACCCGTGCAGTGGCGTACAAGAAAAACGTGGACACCAAGACACGGGATCTGCTGGAAAACGGTGCAGAGCAGTTCAAGGATCTGATCTATGAAGCCATGGCGGCAGAACGACCGGATCTCTACAAGGAAGTCAAGAAGTTTATCAAATCCAAAGCCAAGGAGGGAAAGGCATGAGTATGTATGTGGTACAGGTGAAGCCCGGCACAGATCTGCAAGTGGCTGTGCTGCTGCGGAAAAACGGGCATCTGGTACGCTGTCCGCAGCGAACCATGGACATCCGGAAGAACGGGAAATGGAACAGTATCACAGAACCTGTCTTTCCCGGCTATCTGTTTCTGGAGGAAGAAATCGACCGGCAGAAGTATGACAGCGTGGTACAGTCAGACGGCGTGATCGGATTTCTGAAAGTGTCCGGCTGTACGCTGGGCAAGCTGCAGCCCCACGAGGAAGCATATATCCGGTGGCTCTGGAACGGCGGCAAACCCATTGCCCCGTCCCGCATCTATACCACATTGCAGGGGGACAAGATGGTCTTGTCCGGCGTGCTCCGGGAGTATTGGAACAATGTGGTGCGGCTGGATCTCCGGCAGCGGCGTGCCCGTGTGCGGCTCTCCATCTGCGGACATGACTACACGGTCACACTGCCGGTAATCGGCATTTAAGAGCGTGTGTGAAACAAATCAGTATGCCTGTCGCTGCTGTGGTTGATTCGTCCCACAGGGTGCGGTATATGGTATAAAGGCAATACTTCTTGCAGCTCTTTGTGCGGTATTGCCTGAACCCCGAACGGAACTTTTCCAAAAAGATTCCGAATGGCGAAGCATACCCTGTTTAAGAACGTTCAGAGGGCGTTTAGAATCGTTTGAAGATTTTTCTGCGAAAAACAACACCCAAAAAGAATACACGCAATATACGGGCGTACAGCGTCCGTATTTTTTTGACCATTTTTTCTGAAAGGAGTGACTGCAAATGAACAGCCGAAAGAAAAAGAGCATCCACCAGCTGGCGGACGGTATCCTGCAATTTGAGGACAAGCGGAAATCCATTCCGCAAGCGGACTTTACCGATTTGCAGACGTTCCTCTCTGCCTACCTGAATACCCCGGAGCCGAAGAAACGGAAAAAACTGGCGGAGGAATTCCGGAAACGGCACATGGAGCTATACGAGTTCCTGCAAAGCAATCCGGATCTGATCCGGGCAGAAACCAAGATCACCGCCACCCTACAGGCGGCGGCATCCGGAGCAGCCGAAGAAGAGGACAACGGACAGATCACCAATCTGTTTGAGAAATTGCAGGAGGGACTGGCATGATCTATCAGACTTTTTCTCCCAAGCAGATACAAGCCATGCTCTGGTGGGCAATGCCGAAATTCCGGCAGTATGATGCTATCATCTGTGACGGATCTGTCCGTTCCGGCAAGACCATGGCAATGAGCATCGGCTATCTGCTGTGGAGTATGCGGAACTTTGACCATGAGACATTTGCCTTTTGCGGCAAGACCATCGACAGCCTGAAACGTAATGTGGTCACGCCGATCCAGAAGTGGATGGCAGGCGTGATGCAGCCGAAGATCAACCTGTCCAAGAACTATATGGACGTGGAATGGCGGGGGCATCACAACCGCTATTATTTTTTCGGCGGCAAGGACGAGAGCAGCTATGCTCTCATTCAGGGTATCACCCTTGCCGGTGTCCTGCTGGACGAGGTGGCACTGATGCCCCGTTCTTTTGTGGATCAGGCAACGGCGAGATGCTCTGTCACCGGTTCTAAGATCTGGATGAACTGCAACCCGGACGGCAGCGAGGAACACTGGCTGTACAAGGAATGGATTGACAGCGTACACGGGAAAGCCGGCGAAAAGAACCGGCTGCACCTGCATTTCACCATGGAGGACAACCGTGCTCTCTCTGTATCTGTCCGGAAACGGTACGAGCGGATGTATTCCGGTGTGTTCTATGACCGGTATGTACTGGGCAAGTGGGTCATGGCGGACGGTCTGGTGTATCCGCAGTTCCAGAAGCTGCGGCACGTCATTCCGGACACTGTGCCGGATGTGCATTCCGGCGAGTTTTATCTCAGCTGCGACTACGGCACACTGAACCCGACCTCTGTCGGCTTATGGCACCTGTCCGGAGACGGCTATGCCACCCGAATCCGGGAGTACTATTATGATGCCCGAAAAGAGGGACATTCCCGAACAGACGAGGAGCACTACGCTGCACTGGAACAGCTTGCCGGAGATATTGCCCCCTATGTGCGGTATGTGATCGCAGACCCGTCTGCCGCCAGCTTTATTGAATGTATCCGGCGGCACGGGGTATTTCGGGTGCGGAAAGCCAACAACAGCGTTCTGGACGGCATCCGTGACACGTCCACGCTGCTGCAAGCCGGACGCATCCACATCTGTGAAGGCTGTACGGATATTATCCGGGAATTCGGGTTGTACTGCTGGGACAATCAAGCCAAAGGAAAAGATGCTGTGGTCAAGACCAACGACCACGCCATGGACGATATGCGGTATTTCGTCCGGACGGCGATGCAGCGGACGCTGCGGGAATACCGGATGCCGCCGGCAGATGACAACGAGGAGGTGATGCCATGATCGATGCAACCCAGATCGCCGCAGCCATGCAGGTGCCCTGCCTGCTCAGCGGTGACATGATACAGCAGATGCAGCTGTGGGAGGAGTTATATCTGAACCGTGCCGGCTGGATCCGGAACCGCATTCGTTCCTGTCACATTCCGGCGAATATCGCACAGGAGCTGAAACGGCTGACACTGACGGAATTTTCCGCCACGGTACACGATGCGGCAGAACTGGAACAGGCGGTCAGGCGTGTGCTGCCGAAGCTGCGGCGGAAAATGGACTTCGGGCTTGCCATTGGCGGCTTGCTGCTGAAACCTTATTTCACGGCACAGGGCGTTTCGGTGGACATTGTGCCGCAGAACGCCTATCTTCCGGTGAACTACACGGACGATTCCTGCGATGCGGTGGTGTGTCCGGAAGAGATCTCTATTGGCAAGAACTATTACACCCGTCTGGAGCTGCACGTCTATTCCCAGGTGCGGCAGACACATACCATTCAGAACCGCTGTTTCTGTTCTGCCAGTCCGGGAATACTGGGCACAGAGTGCAGTCTGGATGCAGTGCCGCAGTGGGCGGATGTATTGCCGGAAAAGGTGTATGAAAACGTACAGCGTCCGCTGTTTGCCATTTTTCAGACACCGGATTCCAACAACATCGACCCCACTTCACCGCTGGGCGTTTCGGTCTTTGCCGATGCCGTGGACTTTATCCGGGATGCGGATGAGCACTGGGAACGGATTCTGTGGGAACTGGAATCGTCCGAACGTGCCATTGATGCCACCGAGGATCTGTTCCGGTACAAGGACGGCAAGCCGGTATTGCCGAAAGGCAGAGAGCGGATGTTCCGCAGCTATGAGAAAACGGACGGGCAGTCCTTTATCAATACCTTTTCTCCGGAAGTCCGGGACACTGCCTATTTCCATGCGTTCAATCAGATTTTGCGGCGGATCGAGAATGCGGTGGGGCTTTCCTACGGCACACTCTCCGAAGTATCCGATGTGGAGAAAACCGCAGAGGAAGTGCGGAGTTCCAAGCAGCGGAGCTTTTCCAGAGTGAAAGACATTCAGGAGAACCTGCGGAACGCACTGGAGCAGATGCTCTATGGAATGCAGTTCTATCAGGACTACTACCGCAGTCAGAGCAGTCCGCCGGTCAAGGCAACCTTTGCCTTTGGGGACGGTGTGCTGGAAGATCCGGACGTGGAGTATCAGCGGCGTGTGCAGATGGTACGGGACAAGCTATTGCGTCCGGAGCTATTTCTGGCGTGGTACTTCGACTGCTCCGAGGAAAAGGCGGCGAAGATGATGCCGGAGCGGCAGGATGATGGTGGTTTATTTTCCGGTGGTGAGATCTGATGCAGAATTATGAGCCGGATGTGACTCAGCTGCTGGGGCTGTATCAGCAGCTGGAGGACGATATTGTGGCGGACATGGTGCGGCGTATGCTGAAAATGGGTTTTGTGTCGGAAAGTACGGCATATCAGGCGGAGGTGCTGCAATCTGCCGGAATCCTGTACGAGGACATTTTGCAGATGATCGCAGACCGGACAGATGCCAGCGTGGCACAAGTCCGGGCGTTATTTGAAGATGCCGGCGTGAAGACGGTGGACATCGACAACGACACCCACGAGGCTGCCGGAGAAGTTCCGGTGGACATTCGGCAGGACGCAGGCATGAAGCAGGTGCTGGAAGCCGGATACCGGAAAACACTGGGAACCATGCGGAATCTGGTCAGCACCACGGCGAACACCACGCAGACTGCTTTCCTGCAAGCCTGTGACCGGGCGTATATGCAGGTGTCCTCCGGAGCGTTCAGTTATCAGGATGCCATACGCATGGCGGTGCGAAATCTGGCGGACGGCGGAGCGTATGTGACCTATCCCACGGGACACCAAGACCGCATTGATGTTGCGGTGCGGCGGTGTGTGCTGACAGGCGTGGGACAGACTGCGGCGGCAGTGGCGAAGAAACGTGCAGAAGATTCCGGATGCAGGTACATGGAGCTGACAGCACACGGCGGAGCAAGACCGGAGCACGCCAGATGGCAGGGGCAGCTTGTCCAGATACAGGGCAAACGCACCAGGAAGATCATTGACGGGCTGAAAGTGTTCACGCTGGAAGAGATCGGCTATGGGGACGGCAGAGGGTTCAAAGGCTGGAACTGCCGGCACAACTGGCACCCGTATTATCCGGGACTGTCCACGCCGAACTACACACCGGAGGAGATCGCCAGACTGGACGAAAAGAGCATTTCTTACAACGGCGAGAAGTACACAGAGTACGAGATCAGCCAGATGCAGCGGAAAGGCGAGCGGAAGGTCAGAGCACTAAAGCGGCGTGCGGCGGCATTGGACGAAGCGGCAAAGAACACCGATGATCCAGCGTTAAAACAGGGTTTGAACGATGATTTTGCAGCGGTTTCTGTGCGTTTGAAAGATGCGGAAAAAACGCTGAAAGACTTCTGCCGCCAGACCGGACGGCGGAACGATACGTTCCGGTCGCAAGTCAATGGGTTCGGACGGTCTACGGCTCAGAGGGCGGTGCAGGCTGCAAAACGAGTTCAGAATGGCAAAAAAGAATTGACTTCTGGCGGTGACGGTGGTATAATAAAAGAACAGGAACGAATGCAAAGTTCTTCGGATTATGCTGTTCCAAAAGATTTGGTAAAAAGCAGAGAGTTCAGGAGCAAGTTTGATTCCATGGATTCAGATAAAAAGTTACAGCGGCAGTATTATCAGGTTGCTAAGAAAATGTTGAACCATCGTTCAGGCACAAATGGTGAAGACTTGTATTTCTATAATACCAGAACAAAGAAATGGTATTCCTCAACAACAGGAACGCAAGCCGGAACGCCGGACTATACCGAAGAAATCCGCAGAGCGTTGCAAGAATCTGAAAAAGATGAAATCGTTTCGTTCCATAACCACCCACTTGGTATGCCGCCCAGTGCTGGTGATTTGAATGCCGCATTGAAAAACGGGTATCAAAAGGGCTATACAATTGGACATGACGGTACGGTATTTGAATATACAGCACCAATATTTATTATCGATGAAGCGGTGTATAATAAGAGAATCAGTCTACATGCCGAAAAAGGAGATAGCGAATTCCAAGCACAGGTAAACGCACTCCTAGATTTGCAAGAATTTTATAAATTCAAATTTAAGGAGATGAAATCAGATGGATGATGTTGATATCAAAGAAAAAGATGTTGATATGAATGAAATTAGACGAATATGCTCTGAGAACACTATCGAAGAACTAGAAGCAGAATTCGAGAAGTTCAAAAAGGAATTCGTAGAAAAGCACAAGAATGATGAAAGCACCTCAAAATAGCACGTTTTTTGAGATGCAAAACCAAATATAACAAAAAGCATCTCACCTGAGGTGCTTTTTTCTATGCCAGAAAGGAGAATCTATGAAAGAAATGACATTCGGCGGTGCATTGGAAGCACTGAAAGCCGGAAAGAAAGTTGCCAGAACCGGTTGGAACGGCAAAGGAATGTATTTGTACCTTGCTGACGGCAAATTACTGACGCAGGAAATCGGTGACGGAAGTTATCCGTTTACGGACAGCATTGTCATGAAAACCGCAGATAACCGATATTGCATTGGCTGGCTGGCTAGTCAGACCGATATGCTGGCGGAAGATTGGTGCATTGTCAAATAGACTACCAGCGTTTTTGCATAGCGAAAGCAGCATCTCGTAAGAGGTGCTTTTTTCTATGCCAGAAAGGAGCAGTTATGCTTACAATGATTGTTTTGTTAGTCCTCCTCTATGCCATGAACGGAAGTTTTGCCGTTCCCACGGTGTGCTTTGTGCTTTCGTGGATCGGCATTGGATTCGGAGCGTTTGACCTTATTTTGAAACTGTTTCTGAAAGCTTATGAGAAGCATCTCGACTGAGGTGCTTTTTTCATACATTTTATTTTTTTGAAAAGGAGTTATCCCTATGATCGATGAGAAATTTCTGAAAGGCATCGGCATCACCGACAAGGACACCGTGCAGAAGATCACGGAAGCCTATGCCGCAGACATCAAGGCGGAGCAGGACGCTGCCGCCGCCGTGCAGACGCAGCTGGACGAAGCCAGCAAGACCATTCAGTCCTACAAGGACATGGACATTGACGGCATCAAGGCGAGCGTGGCAGACTACAAGCAGAAGCTGGAGCAGTCCGAGGCAGACCGTGCCGCATTCGAGTACCGCACCAAGCTGTCCCAGTATGTCAAGGGATTGCAGCTGAAAAATGATGTGTACGAAAAGTACGTCACCGATCTGCTGACATCCAAGGAACTGAAATTTGACGGTGACAAGCTGATCGGGGCAGACGATGTGGTGCAGCAGTTCCGCACCGCCCATGCAGACGCATTCGCCCCGAACCCCGGCGAGCGTGCGGCTGTTCCCACGTCCGGCAATCTGCCCAGTGCCATGAACGGCGTGGAAGCTGCGTTTTATGGCATGAATCCGAGTTTGAAGAAGTCCTGACCCCTCAGTCAGTGCTACGCACTGCCAGCTCCCCTAAAGGGGAGCCTATAGAGAGGTGTTACCCCACCGTCTGCCCTACGGGCATCTACCTCAGCACAAGGCACGCCCTACGGGTGCCCTTTCAGGGGAGCCTATCAGGTAAGTTATTTTTATTTATGGAGGAAAAGTTATGGAACATATTGCACAGGAAAGATATTCGACACTGGTGGACGAGAAGCTGCGGTATACGCTGGTCACCAAGGACAACCTGATCTTTAACACTCGCTATGAGGGCAATCCCAAGGCAGGCAAGGTCAAGGTGCCGGTGCGTGATACCGAGGTAGAGGTCAAGCAGTATGACAAGCAGAATGGTGCTGCGATCTCTACCGGCTCTACCACCTACTTTGACATCAACATCGACATTGACGAGGCGGTCAACGAGATGATCGACGGCTATGACGCTGCCAGCGTTCCGGACGGCATCACCGCAGAGCGTCTGGACAGTGCCGGCTATTCTCTGGGGCTGTCCATGGACACCAAGTCTGTCCGTGCTCTGGAGGAGACCGCCGGCATCACTGTGGCAGCATCCAAGACTGCCTGCACCGACAGCACGGCATACAAGCAGGTACTGGCGGCAAAGCGTGTACAGTCCCGTATGGGTGTCCCCAATGACGGCAAACGCTGGCTGCTGGCATCTCCGGAGTTTATGGAGGTGCTGCTGACTGATGATCGTTTCGTCAAGCAGGGTGATCTGTCTCAGGAGCTGGTGCAGTCCGGCGTGGTGGGCAGAATCGCCGGCTACAATGTTTTCGAGTCCAACAACACCATGTTTGAGGACAGCAAGCTGGTATCCGGCAAGAAAACCACCACGGAATTCATCTGCGGTCACCCGAACTGGTGCCACCGTGTGCAGGAGTGGTCTGTTCCGGTCGCCGTCAAGAATCTGACCAACGAGTATATCGGTTCTTCTGCCGTACAGGGCAGAAAGGTCTACGGCATCGGTATTTCCAAGCCGCAGACGGTCTATGTCAAGAGAGTGGAGGCGTAAGGCATGGCATATGCTGATTTTCCATACTACCAGGATTTTTATCTTGGCAGTATGATCCGGGATCCGACCGCATTCGGTCGGGCGGCAGAACGGGCAAGCGAGTATCTGGACATGGTGACATTCGGGCGGCTGCTGGACGGCGTTCCTGCTCCGTGGGAAGACCGCATCCGGAAATGCTGCTGTGCACTGGCGGAGGCGATCGTCACCTATCAGGCATACGGCACAGGCGGTGCAGAGGGCAGCGGTCTGAAAACGGCGGAGACCATCGGAGCGTACAGTGTCAGCTACGCTACCCCGACAGAAAGCATCTCCGCCCTTCTAAACGGAGAAACATCCGGCTTGCAGGACTATCTCAAAAGTATCTGCATCCGGTATCTGGGTGGTTCGGGGCTGTTGTACAGAGGAGTGTGAATATGTTTACCAATAAAATCGGCTGCACGGTATTTGAGAGAACGGTGGGAAAAGACCGCATGGAGCAGTATGTGCGGCACTTCTTCCCTGCGATCTACTGGGAGGACATGAAGGGACAGAGCCAGAGCGGCACGTCTATGAAGCAGCAGGACAGCGTGCTGTGTATCATTCCGGCGGCATCGGTATCCGGCTATATCCCGAAACGGAGCGACCGGATCCTCTGCGGCAGATGCACCGCCGCAGAACCGCCGGAGGAATGCCGGACGGTCATGGAAGTGAAAGACTTTCGCTATGGCTCTGCCGGTGTGCAGCATCTGGAGGTGACGGCAGTATGATCATCAAGGTGGGTATCCATTTTAATACCAAGCAGCTTCACGCAAAATCGGCAGTCCTGAAACAGCAGGCACAGGAATTTGTGGGAAATGAACTGCTGCGGAAATGTGATCCCTATGTGCCGTTTGACACCGGAATGCTCCGGGATTCCGGCATTTCTCACAGCAAGCCGGAGGAAGGGTATCTGTTATGGAAAACACCCTATGCGGCGGTGCAGTGGTATGCCGGCGTATCCCGTGGGCTGCGTGGGAAAAAGTGGGCACTTCGGGCATGGGCAGACCACGGCAAGCTCATTCTGAAAAACGCCCGTATCCTTGCAAAGGGGTGATAGAATGGCGATCATTTCGGCGATACGGGAGTACATTGCCGGCTGTCCGCTGCTCCATGACGGGGCGATCTTAGGCGTAGACCAGCTGGAGGCGGACACCATCGGCTATACTGTGGACACTACACCATGTGAACCAGTGGTGCAGAAGTACACGGACGGCAGCGACAAGCGGCAGTTTCTGTTCGTCTTTGCCAGCCGGGAGAAGTACGGGGAAAGGGTGCTGGAGAACATCGCCAATTCCGGTTTCTACGAGGACTTTGCGGACTGGATCGAGCGGAACAACTGGCAGGGTATCTTTCCGGAACTGGGCGACTATCGGACACCATACCGCATGGACATTGTTTCCAGCGGCTATGCCTATGACACCGGCGATGATACGGCTCGCTATCAGATCCAATTACGACTGATGTATTATCAGGACAGGAGGTATTTTACACATGGGTAAGAATTTGAAAAACGCAGACCTTGTACTGCGTACCGGCAAGGTGGCATTCTATCATGTGCCGGGACAGAGTGCCTATACACGCATGGAGGGCTTCACCAGCCTCTCCACGTCCAAGAATCCCACAGAGTATGAGCGGCAGTATGTGGACGAGGATTTCAAGCGGACGGATATTACCGGCTATAACACTGCCATTGCCTATGCACTGGATCGCTACAAAAAACATCCTGTGACAGATGACATTATCAACATTCACGAGAACGAGCTGCTGGGACAGGATGCGGTGCGTTCTATCATCAATGTGGATATGACCACAGCACAGCAAGGGGGCAGCGGCATCTGGGCGGCATCGGCAAAGATGCGTGACTATGCCGTCATTCCGGATGCAGACGGCGACACCACAGACTGCATGACCTATTCCGGCAACTTTAAGACAAGGGGCGAAATGGAGGATGTCACGGTGTACAGCACCGATGATTTTCAGACCATTACACTTTCTTCTCACACCAAGCCGGTACTGAAAACGCTGTCTGTTTCCTATGGCAGCGAGAATCTGCTGAAACCGACCTTCAAGCCGTCTGTTACAGAGTACACGGTCAGCAAGATCGGTTCTCTGAGTGTGTATGCAGCAGCGGAGAGTGACACATTTAGTATTACAGCTTCCTGCAACGGAAGTTCTTCGTCCATTACCAATTCTGGTGTGGCATTTACCGTCAAGGAAGGCGACTATATCTACATTACTGTTACAAACGGCACACTGGGCTCTAATACCTATGCCGTTAAGTGCAGTGCTTCGTAAATACCCCTCAGTCAGCCTACGGCTGCCAGCTTCCCTTTCAGGGGAGCCTATAATTGAATAATTCATCTTATGGAGGAATGAACGATGAAAGAAGATCTGACGATTTGGCATATCCACGGACTGGAGCTGCCGCTGGACATTGAGGAAGCGGACACCGTGGAAAAGTATGAGGCTGCTCTGGCACAGCTGGAGCAGGATGTGCCGGAGGACAAGTCTGCCGGTGCGGCAGCATACATCCGGGCATACTGCAAGGCGTTTCGTACCTTTTATGACACGCTCTTTGGCGAGGGTACGGCGGAGCAGATCTTTGCCGGCATCCCAGACCATGCACGGCGGTATACGGCAGTGTACGGAGAATTCCTGACCTTTGTGGCAAAGCAGGCGGCACAGTCCCAGGCGGAATCCATGCAGCTGAAAAAGAAGTATCTGCCCAAAGGCGGCAGACGATGAATCTGCTGTATGATGCCCTGCCGGACACGGTAACAGTAGACGGCAAGGCATACCGGATCTATACCGACTATCGGGACTGGCTGCGGTTTTATGATATGCAGGAGGACGATGGTCTTTCCAAACGGGAAAAGCTGCTGCTGATGCTGGAATGGTACATCGACAAGCCGCCGCTTTCCTGTCTGGAGGAGGCTCTGGAAGCTCTCATCGGGTTTGCGACACGCTCCGAGGAGCAGCCGGAACAGCGGCAGGAGCATTCCGGACGCAAAACCACAGACCGGGTGCTGTCATGGCAGTATGATGCAGCCTATGTGTATGCTGCGTTCCTGTCAGTCTATCACATGGACTTGCAGCAGGTGGAGCAGATGCACTGGCATCTGTTTCTGGGGCTGTTTGATGCCCTTCCGGACGAAACGCCAATTAAGCAGCGGATGGGATACCGCAGCGTGAATCTGGCGGAGATCAAGGACAAGAACGAACGGCTGCGGATCCGGAAGATTCAGGATCGCATCCGCATTCCGCAGCCGGAGCTGGACGGCTATCAATGCGGCGCGTTTTTTGGATAGAAGCGTATAAATAGCGGCACTTTTACGGTATGTGAGAGTGCCGTTTTTTCGGAGGTGGTGAAATAATATGGCAGATGAAAGCATCAGAGTCCCCATTGACGGTGATACCAGCGGTTTTGACCAAAAGGTTGAAGGCATGAAAGGGACGATCTCCGCAGCATCTGTGGCAATGGGCAATCTGCTCTCTGACATGGGAAAGAAAGCCCTGTCTGCATTTGGCGATATGATCTCCTCCGGGGACGAGTTCAACAAGGCGATCAATCAGATGTCCTCTTCGACTGGTGCGACCGGAGCGGAGCTGGAAGGGCTTCGGGATGTGGTCAAGGATGTGTACGGCAATAACTTCGGGGATTCCTATGAGGATGCCGCCAATGCCGTGGCAGAGGTCACAAAGCAGACCGGACTGATGGGCGAGGAATTGCAGTCTGCCACAGAGGGTGCTATGGCACTCAGCGACACGTTCGGCTATGAAGTCAACGAAAGCACCCGTGCTGCATCGGCACTCATGAACAACTTCGGGATCAGTGCCGAAGAAGCATACAATCTCATTGCCGCAGGAGCACAAAATGGTGCCGATCAGAACGGCGATCTGCTGGACACCCTCAATGAGTATTCCACACAGTATGCGGCACTGGGACTTTCCGCAGAGCAGTTTACCCAGAGTCTGATCTCCGGTGCAGAATCCGGAGCGTTCTCCATCGACAAGGTGGGCGATGCGGTCAAGGAATTCAATATCCGCTGCAAGGACGGCAGCGAGTCCACCGCAGAGGGATTCGCCATGATCGGCATGAATGCAGATGACATGGCACAGCGGTTTGCGGCTGGCGGCGATACGGCACAGGAAGCGTTTTTCCAGACTGTCCAGGCGTTGGACAGCATTGCCGATCCGGTGGCGAAAAACCAAGCTGCCATTGACCTGTTCGGCACACAGTTCGAGGACTTACAGGCGAACTTGCTACCTATGCTGGCAAACATGGAAGATGCGTCCGGTGTGGCGTATGATGCACTGGGACAGATCAACGAGGTCAAGTATGATGACATCGGCAGTGCGGTAGAGGGACTGAAACGGACTGTCAGCGGTTTCTCTCTGGATATGAAGTCCACGCTGTCTGCCGGAGCAGCAGATGCCATTTCCGGTATCATCAATGTGATGAACGGCGGAGATGCTGCCGGGATCTTTGACGGGCTATTTGAAAGCATCAACAGTGTGATCGACTCCATCGGCAGCAGATCCAGCGGCATGGTGGAAGCTGGTAAGAAGATACTGGGCGAATTTCTTTCCGGTATCCGGGAAAACCTGCCTGGCATTCTCAGTGCCGGAACAGAGATCCTAAACAGCATCGTCCAGGGCATTTCGGAAAATGCTTCGGCATTACTGGAAGCAGGACAGACACTTTTGAACGGCATTATTACAGCGATTCAACAGGCATTGCCGAATCTGCTGCCCATTGCGGTGCAGCTGATCACCACGCTGATCAACGGATTGTCCGAGGGATTGGTGGCACTGATGGAGTATGTGCCGCAGATCATTCTAGCCATTGTCAATGTGATCGTGGAGAATCTGCCCACGCTGATCGTGGCAGCTATCGAGATCCTGAACGCTCTGGTAGGCGGTCTGATAGACAATGTCAGCACGATTCTAACAGCGGTCATTATGATTATCATGACACTTGCAGATATGATAATCCAGAATCTCCCTCTCCTGATCGATGCCGCCATTCAGATCATTATGGCATTAGTCAATGGCATTCTGGACAATCTGCCGCAATTGATCGAAGCGGCAATTGATATGATATTTGCCATTGTCAACGGACTGATCGAACAATTGCCACAGCTGATCGATGCAGCCATTCAAATTGTCACAGCTCTGTTTCAAGGACTAATAGACAACTTGCCAATGATCATTGAAGCAGCAATCAAGCTGATGTATGGTCTGTCTTCCGGGTTGATCAAAGCAATTCCGGATCTTTTGAAAGCGATTCCCCAGATATGGGGAGCGATCTGGGATGCGATCACCGAAGTGGACTGGCTGGAACTGGGCGGCAACATCCTGAAAGGCATTGCCAACGGTCTGATCGAGGGTGTTTCTGCTATCTGGGATACGGTGCAGGACGTTGCCGGACAGATCTGGGACGGATTCAAGGACTTTTTCGGGATCAATTCCCCGTCTAAGCTGATGCGTGACACTGTGGGTAAATTTTTACTGCCCGGCGTTGCCATAGGCATGGAAGACACCACGGGCGACACTGCCGATGATCTGAACCGTTCGCTGGATGCCATGATGGACAAGGTGGACACCGACCGGCTGCAAATGCAGCTGGATTCTGCGGTACAGATGCAGGGATATTCCAGCATGGGAACTGCCGGAACGGCAGTACAGTACAATCCGCCGGAGAAGACAGCGGCGGAGGAATACCAGCAGCCGCAGCAGAACGGGGATATTATCATTCCGGTGAACATCGGCGGCACACAGCTGGAAACCGTTGTGGTCAAGGCGGCACAGATCGCCAATGCACGAAGCGGAGGGGAAACATTATGAGACTTGTGAATATTTGGGCGAAGTCGCCGAGCGGCACTTGGTCTTGTGCTGCCAATATGCGACAGCTGGTTAACGGAGATTCTACTGCGGAGCCTCTGGGAAAACGATTCCAAAGTGCTGCCGGAACACAGATCTATTATCCGGTTCTGGCGTTGGTGAAAACCATTCCACTGTCGTTTGAGGTGCACGGAGATACCGCCTTGTCCAAGCTGATGAGTGTGCTCAGATGTGGTGTACTGTATCTGGACGGTGCAGTTTATCCGGCACAAACAGGGGCAATTGTTCCATTTGACCAGCATCTGGGAGATTGTTTGATCCTGTCCGGAAACGTTTCTGTGACCACGATTTCTGTTAGTCGTGAGATCTATCGCGTATCTTTTTCGGCAATCCGGCAGCTTGGTCAGGAGGAATTTGGTGAAATTCCGTATTTTGCCCCGCTTTTCAGTAATTCCCAGATCTCTTTTTCCGGCGTGGAAATCGTACAGGACAGCAATGGCACTCCCTTTTCGCCGCTGGCATATTTGCAGTCCAGAAGCGGCAAACGTCTGGCAGACGGCTCTGTGCAACTGCCGGACTATACGACCGAAAGCACAGACGTAATCTATCTGCATTTCTATGTCGGTGCAAATTTGCTGCAAGCGGCTTCGCCAAAAATTTTGATATATGGTGTCAACGGGTATCCAAATGCGGAGAGAGATCTGACGGCGTATTTTCAAGATTCCAGCGGAAATTGGATCGGCAGCGTCATTGGGATCGGGATCACCGGAACAGTGACAAACGCCTATGTGCGGATGCAGTGCGGCGATATTGACCGCATTTATCGTCTGCGGATCGATGCACCGAATTTCCGGGAGGATGAGATATGATCATTGCAGAATCTATTCGGGTGGAGGTATACAAATACAACTATGCCGCACACGGCTATGATCTGGTTACCACACTGACGGAATCCAGTATCATTTCTGCCGGCGGCAAGCGGCAGTGCTGTGCAGACGGCACATTTGAGATCGGCGGCGTGTATGCTGCCACGTTTTCCATGCAGGCAAAGATTCCGGGAATGACCACATTTCAGGTGCGTGGGGCAAAATTACGGGTACGTTCCAAATACGGCACTGAATCCGCATGGCACAATATGGGCACATTCTGGGTCACGGATGCCACCCGTGTGGGCGAGATCTTTTCCGTCAACGCACAGGACTCTGTGGGGTGGCTGGATACGTCCAGCTACAATGATACCGCAGAAACTGCTGTGAAAACGGTGGGAAAAGTACTTGCTGACAAATGGCAAAACATCGGAATCGGAATCGACCAGTGGGACGAAAACGGAACTGAATACGGCGGCTGGCTGCAATATCTGACGGACTGCACCAATACCTTTATCCAGTCCCAGACCGGCGTAAAAGAGATGCTGCACTGGAAAGCGTATGACAAGGCAAGACGGGAAACTTATGGCAGGTACTGCAACGACAGGATCTATGCAAAGGTCAACGGGAAATGGTCACAAACCATATATCCGGCAAAGTTTTATCTGAGTGCGGAAAACAGCAACAGCGACTCTGACTGCCCACGGGATTTTTACCGCTATCTGGCAGAACTGGCTTTTGGGTTTGTGTATGCCAGACCGGAGGACGGAGCTTTGGAACTGGGACAGTTCGGGAACGGTTATCACGGAAGTGTCAGCATCGGCATGTCAGAAATAGAATACGATTCCTGTGAGATGGCAGATTATGAGATCCATATGCTGCGTACAGATGCCCGTGTGGAACTGGAAGATGAAAAATCTGCATGGGCATGGGTAAGACATAGTTCTCCGGATTACAGCACCAGTTCTTTTCAGCGATTTCTGATCGAATCCAATCCGTTTCTGGATGGTTTTGCAAAGGATTTTGTATTCAGCAGCGGCTATGGACTGAATACCATTCCTCATTCTATGTGGCTTGCAAGATATTCTTCCGACACCGGGAATCAGTATGCAGTGCGTCCGTTTTCCTGCACCGTACACAGTACAAAACGGTTTCAGCTGGGACAGAAAATCAAGCTCTCCTATCGGGATTTTCATGAAACCACTGCCAAGAGCTATGACAGCATTATCACTGCCATTGAATGGACATTTCGGGGCGGTACAAAGCTTTCCTGCGGCGGCGAGGACAGCCGCGTGATGGCGGACTGCATCCGTTCCTCCAAGGGCGACAAAGTCCGCAAAGAGGCACGGAACCGGTGCAGAGCGTTGGAAAAACGAGTTCAGAAACTGGGAGGGTAAGACATGATATTGCAGGCAAACAAGAAATTCATTGACACCAGCCATGTGGCACATCTGCTGACTGCCGGAGAAAAGTATGCGGACAAGCTTGTCTTTTCCGTAGAGCGATTTTATCAGGAAACCGATCTGTCCGGCTGTCTGTTTGTGATGCGTGGTGTCAACAGTGCCGGAAATCTGGCACTGGAAACGCTTTCGCAGGAAGTCATGGAAACAGAGATCCGGCTGACATGGAACGTGTCTTCGGCGTTTACTGCGGTTTCCGGTATGCTGGCGTTGGAGATCGTCTGCTATGACAACAGCGACCGCATTCTGAAATACACGGTCACGCCCATGCAGGTGAAAGCCTCTGTGCTGGAGGAATACAGCGGCGGTGTGGACGCTATCGAGGAAGCACTGAAAGAAATGGAACGGATCCTGACGGAAACCAGAACAATTTCGGTACAGCTGCCGCAGATCCGCAACGGCACATGGTGGCTGTATGATACCGACAGCGGAGCGTATACAGACAGTGGTCTGCCGGCTCGTGGTGAAAAAGGCGAACCGGGAGAAAAAGGCGATCCGGGCGAGCAGGGCGTTCCCGGTGAAAAGGGAGAAACCGGAGAAAAGGGTGAGCCGGGTGCAAAGGGCGATCCCGGCGAAAAAGGCGAACCCGGTGCACCCGGAAAAGACGGTGCAGACGGCGTAGACGGACGTGACGGTGCGGACGGAAAATCCGCCTATCTCCTTGCAGCAGAGCATGGCTACAGCGGTTCTGAATCCGAGTGGCTGGCATCTTTGAAAGGCGAAAAGGGAGATGCCGGACAACCGGGGGAACGTGGAGAAAAAGGGGATCCGGGAGAGCAGGGCATTCCCGGTGAAAAAGGCGACACCGGTGCAGACGGGAAAGACGGTTTTTCCCCCATTGCTGCTGTGGCGAAAGACGGCAGCACGGTGACCATCACCATCACAGATGTCAACGGTACAACCACAGTAACGCTGACAGAGGGTGCGGCAGTAGACCTCACCCCATACGCAAAGACGGTCTATGTGGACGGAAAGGTGCAGGAGCTGTCCGACAGCCTGACGTATACCTTGCAGGAGCATACGCTGTCCATCACGCATCTGGAGGAATCCGCACACACCCACGACAATCTGGACGTACTGAATAAGATCAGCGGAACAGAGTGGACACAGCTGGTTTCCATCAAGCATTACCACAACAACATAGAAACGCTGAACAGCATTAGTCCGGCGGACTATGAGAATCTGAGTAGCAAGTTTCCGGCGAGAATCACGGCGTTAGAGGATTCTTTGGGCGACATTGCAACTGCTCTGGCGGACATTGTGGAGGTGACGGCGTAAATGGCGACAATTGCACAGTACATTGCAGAGATCAACCACCAGCGTGACCTGCTGGCAGGGCATCTGGTTGCCCGTGGCATTATCGCAACGGCAGACGAAAAGCTGAATCTGCTGGTACACAAGGTTTCCCTGCTGCCCTCTGGCTCGACCGAAAAAACAGTGATTTTTGATGCAGACCACCGGGACGGAATCTTTCTTTCCCACAATAACACCTTGTACAGTCTTTCTGCGTTTACGGCGGTATATCCGGACTTTTGCAGCAGCAAAAATGAGTATGCCCTGAACTATTCCACCTCTATTTTTGGATGGGATTATTCCTGCTACACCTGTTCGACTGTGCCGCTGACGCTCTCTGCGGCAACACAGATCGCCATGCGGTTTCTGGCAAGCAGCACAGAAACCGGCATCATGCGGCTGGTACAGTCGGACAGCGGCACAGCAGAGGACATTCTCAGCAAGGCACAGACAGAGGGCAGCCATATTGACCTGTCCTTGCAGTGGCTGTACAGCACGGATTATATCACCACGCTGACCCCCTGCGAAGGTGTCACCACAGGCACATACTATCTGGCATGGGTCGGACGGAGCAACAACAGCCGTCCGCTGATCCGGTCGATTACAGCGATTTAAGGAGGTTATTTTATGAATCTGATCGAGGCAGTTGAGCAGCTGAAAAGCGGCAAGGCGATCCGGCGGAGCAGCTGGGGGGATGCGGCGATTCAGGCGGCACAGCTGGAAAACGGACAGTATCAAATCTTTGCTTCTGGGAATCTCACGCCGGAAATGCTGGTTTTGCTTTCCGGCGACTATGAAGCAACAACAGGAACGGAGGAAACATGATGGAAGTTTTGGGTATTACAGCAGTAGCAGCAATCACGATCATCTGCTATCTGGCGGCGGAGATCGTGAAGGTCACTTCTCTGGACAACAAATGGATTCCGGTCATCTGCGGTATTTCCGGCGGCATTCTGGGAATTGCAGCGTTGTTCTGGATGCCGGATTTTCCGGTGCAGGATGTGCTGTCTGCGGCAGCAGTCGGCATTGTGTCCGGACTGGCAGCAACGGGAGCAAATCAGATTTTCAAGCAGTTCAGGAGCTGATGAAATGGCAAAATATGCGTATGAAGATAATCCGCAGCTTTCGCCTCATTTTTGTGCCAGAGAATTCCGCTGCAAATGCAGTTCTCCGCACACGTTTCAGGTGTCGGAACAGCTGATTTCGATGCTGGAACGGCTGTATATGGCGTTGGACTGCGGCAAGATCATCGTCAGCAGCGGCTACCGCTGTGCAGCACATGACAAGGCAGTTGGTGGAAACGGAGCAGGGCAGCATACCAAAGGCACGGCGGCGGACGTGGTGTGCTACGACAAGTCGGGCAACATAATTTCAGCAAAGACGGTGTGCTGTAAGGCTCAGGATCTGGGCTTCGGCGGCATTGCCAATATCACCGGTGCTTATACTTCGGTGCATCTGGATGTACGCACCGGCAGCCGATATTATGGTGATGAAACCAAAGGCACAAACACAGTGACAAACAATTTCTACAGCTATTTCGGCATTGCAAAAGCACAGCCGCAACCATCTGAAATTGTGGCAAAAGGGATTGATGTTTCCAAGCATCAAGGCGTGATCAACTGGGAAAAAGTCAAGGCATCCGGGCAGGTGGATTTTGCGATTTTACGGGCTGGTTTTGGGAAAGAATCCAGCCAGATCGATGTGCAGTTTGAACGGAATTACAGCGAGTGCAAACGGCTTGGAATTCCCTGCGGTGCGTACTGGTACAGCTACGCCAAAACTGCCGCAGAAGCGTGGCAGGAGGCTGCTGTGTGCCTGTCTGCTCTGGCTGGAAAGCAGTTCGAGTATCCAATCGCATTTGACATCGAAGAACAGGCAAGTTTGCAAAATGCAGATGCCCTGTGTCAGGCGTTTTGCAGTGCGTTGGAATCTGCCGGGTATTATGCGGCAATTTATACGTTCAAGTCGGCTCTGGAAAGCTGTATCGGGGACGATATAAAAAGCCGGTATGACGTGTTTCTGTCTCATGTGGATGTGAGCAGATCGTCCTATGCCGGGAATTATGGGCTGTGGCAGTACAGCTGGAAAGGCAGCGTTTCCGGCATTGTCGGCGAGGTGGATCTGGACTATGCGTATCAGGATTATCCGGCGATCATCAAGGCTGCCGGGCTGAATGGATTTGCAAAAAATGCAACAACTACCACAGACAAGCCGAATGAGGACACAGAAAAAGACACCAACAATAATGACACACTCAAACAGATCTTGCGGCACGTTGCCAGTATTGACGAGAAATTGAACGGATAAAACAGCGGTAAAACGCCGTTTATAGGTAGTAAAAAACGCTCTTGAACGTGGTGTTCAGGAGCGTTTTTTTCGTTTTGCGTGTCAGTTTTTTGCGTTTTGCGTGGCAGGCTACAATAATCTCCACTTAAATCCACCCCCAAAACCTGACTAGTCTCCCTCCATGCGGAGGGAGTGGATTGAAATTGCCGGGTTATGCTCTGCCCGTTGTGCCAATGGGTCTCCCTCCATGCGGAGGGAGTGGATTGAAATGTAGAATCCGTAAAGCGGCGATTGGAGAACGGCAGTCTCCCTCCATGCGGAGGGAGTGGATTGAAATGTAGTTGGGAGCGTCCACACGCACAATGGCGTGAGTCTCCCTCCATGCGGAGGGAGTGGATTGAAATATCACCGACATATCCAGGTGTAGTAATTGCACCGTCTCCCTCCATGCGGAGGGAGTGGATTGAAATTCCCCACATGAGATCATATTCCGATGCGTTATATGTCTCCCTCCATACGGAGGGAGTGGATTGAAATGTGTTGTCTCCCGGTTTCATCAACAGAATTTTCGGTCTCCCTCCATACGGAGGGAGTGGATTGAAATTCCTGGGGCTAGATCCGAAAGCGTTGAATGATTACGTCTCCCTCCATACGGAGGGAGTGGATTGAAATACGCCGTTCGAGTCCTGTTTTTGTTCCGGAAAATGTCTCCCTCCATACGGAGGGAGTGGATTGAAATCCCCCTCTCCCCGTGCCTCTGCCTCTGCGTCCGCGTCTCCCTCCATACGGAGGGAGTGGATTGAAATCTTGTAGTCGCTGTTGATTGCAATTGATTGTGCAGTCTCCCTCCATACGGAGGGAGTGGATTGAAATTCCTCAATTGCAACCGGGTCAGCCAAATATACGGCGTCTCCCTCCATACGGAGGGAGTGGATTGAAATATTTCCATTGCACGCTGTGTAGGCATATTATAATGTCTCCCTCCATACGGAGGGAGTGGATTGAAATGCATGGATGCGTGAGAACGGGTATCTAATCAAGCGTCTCCCTCCATACGGAGGGAGTGGATTGAAATAACAAGTTATATGATGCACTTCAAACAGAACAAAGTCTCCCTCCATACGGAGGGAGTGGATTGAAATGCGTTGTTGGGAGTCTGGAAAGGTCCTGCGCCGGGAAGTCTCCCTCCATACGGAGGGAGTGGATTGAAATGTAAAATTTTCAAGGAATCCTCCCAGCAGCAGTGCGTCTCCCTCCATACGGAGGGAGTGGATTGAAATAGCTTATAGTGGAGGTGATATTGTGCGGACTGATGTCTCCCTCCATACGGAGGGAGTGGATTGAAATGATGTCCTGTGGATTGTCCAACAACCTGCAGGACGGTCTCCCTCCATACGGAGGGAGTGGATTGAAATGTCTCTGGCATCCGACGCAGCCGCATTCTGGGATGTCTCCCTCCATACGGAGGGAGTGGATTGAAATAGGGGTAATTTGCGGTCATGTTTTTGATAGATATGTCTCCCTCCATACGGAGGGAGTGGATTGAAATGTAAAATCCGTCAAAACTCATTGAAAAATATCATGTCTCCCTCCATACGGAGGGAGTGGATTGAAATGAGTGCGGAAAGCCAACAACAGCGTTCTGGACGGCGTCTCCCTCTATGCGGAGGGAGTGGATTGAAATACTGTTAACCCGGACGGCAGCGTGACACACGTCGAGTCTCCCTCCGTATGGAGGGAATAAATTGAAATTTCAAATAGTCCGCATAGATCGGATTCCTGCAGCCCTGCTGCGCCACAAACTTGTCCAGCTTGGCACTGTACTCCATCTGCTGCATCTGATTCTGTGCAGCCTCGTACTTCTTCTGCCAGTCGGCAGCGGACTGCTTGATGCCGTCAATATCCATTTCGGTGTACGACTGGATCTTGCTGTTCGCATCGTTCAGCTGCCCTGTGACAGCGTCCAACTTCGCCTGCAGTGCTTTGTAATCCTCTTCGCTGTAGGTCTTTGCCTGCGGCTCCGGCGTCTGCTCCTGCTGTGTCGGCTCGTTCTCGGTTTCGTCTTCCATGTTCTTTCATTCCTTTCGTGATTTGGGTATAAAAATAGCACCTGATTGCTCAGATGCTGATTTCACAAATAAGAACGCCGTACCCGCTGGCTGAATTGTTCTTGTTTTCCGCCCTCCGCCAGTTTATGCCCTTGGTCGGGGCAGCTTTACGGATTCTGTGCAATAGCGTTATATAAATCCACCATAGCGCTGCACAACACCGCATAACCTTGCAAATCACCATATGTATCAGGCGTGAATTCTGCCATTTCTTCCAGCTTTTCCAGCAGGATTTCTTTTGCCTTTTGTTCCATAGGTTTCTCCTTTCAGGCATGAAAAAAGCACCTCGTTTGAGATGCTTTCTATCGTATTTGGTTTTACTTCTCAAAACAACACGTATTTTGAGATGCTTTCTAATCGCTTTGGTGTTCAATCCAGCACCTTAACAGCGTCTCTTAACTCATTTAATGACTTCCCACAGACGAAGGGAGTGTTCATGACATCAACAATAGAGTACACTGTTTTTTCAAACCCGTCAAAATAAAGTAAATAGCTGTATGTTCCGTCTTTATGAAAACAAGGGTCTATGTTTCCGTATTTCCCATGATATGTGAATTCGACCAGACCATAACAGTCTTCTACTTTCTTCTTCAAGAGGTCATTCGCACTCATAAAATATCTTGATTCTCCCTTCTTTCGGAATCACTCAATTCCTCTGCTTCACCATGGACAGGAATTCCTTTTTCATTTTTGATGTACATATGCTTATGTTCACCGTGTTTTCCTAATTTGCTTTCTTTTTTATGCCCGTGACTGTTGTTTGAAATCTGTTTCGTTTGGCAGCCGTCTGAATCGTAGTAGTTTCTATCCACGCCGCCTTTGTCATTCACCCTTTGCGTGATACCGTTCGGCGGACCCTTTACTACTACAGTTTTATTTACGACATAAATTTGACTCCCTGCCGCATTTGCGGTTTTCCCTATTATAGCACTGCTTTTCCATTCTGTCAACTGATTTTTCGCTGCATGGACAGCCTTCTGAGCCGCACTCCGTCCAAACCCGTCCACCTGCTCCCGGAACGTATCTCTCCGCTGTCCGGTCTGGCTGCAGAACGTTTTCAGCTGCTTTTCGGATTCTTTCAGTTTTACCGCATTTGCCACATAGTCTGCCTGCAGCACCGCCTTTGTTTCTTCGTCCGGGGCATTTTCCACCGCCGCCTGCGATGCCAGTGTCCGCCGCTTTAGCGCCCGTACATTCCGTTCGCCCTGCCGCTGCATCTGGCTGATCTCGTATTTTGTGTACTTTTTGCCGTTGTATGAGATGTTTTTCTCATTCAGCTTTTTGATCTGTTCCAGCGTGTAATTTGGTTTGGAGATGCCTTTGTAGTATGCGTGCCAATCGTGGCGGCAGTTCCAGCCCTTGAATCCTTCGCCGGAGCCGTAACCGATCTCATGCAGGGTGTACACGTGCAGCCCGTCAATGGTTTCTCCGGCATCTTCTCCGGTCAGCGTGACCAGCTGCCCCTGCCACCTTGCGTGTTCCGGTCTGGCTCCGCTGTGTGCGGTCAGTTCCTGTGTGGAGAGAGTGGATTGAAAATCCGTGAATTATATGAGTGGTGCCGTCTGTGATTCGTCTCCCTCCATACGGAGGGAGTGGATTGAAATGACGATGCAAGAATGGCAGACTGGCAGGGAGATCGTCTCCCTCCGTATGGAGAGAGTGGATTGAAATGTACACCTTTGGGGCGTGGAATCCGGCACGGGCAAGGTCTCTCTCCGTATGGAGAAAGTGGATTGAAATGTCAAAACAGACCGTGACATTAGTGTGAATCAGGTCTCCTTCCGTGTGGAGAGACTGGATTGAAACAAAGCGGTCGTAGTTTTTTCCAACGTCACCTTTCCGGTCTCTCTCTAACAGAATTCCCAAACAAGGCAGTCCATGCAATTGAAACTTAAAAATTTCCAATTACAGCAGGCTGCTGCAGTAAAAACGCCCTATGATGTGTTATAATCATCATAGGGCGTTTTTCTTAAAACTCGTCGAGTTTATTTGCGAGGGCGCAGACCGTTTTTAGAAATACTTTTACCTTTTCGGGGTCTTTTTCCTCTAGGGTAAGGGCAAGGATCTTTATCATATTATTGTTTATCTCGGTTTTTCCGAACACCAGGTCGTCCAGACTGACCCGGAGAATCTGAGAAATCTTTACAAGAGTTTCCAAGGACGGTGAGCGTGTCCCTCGCTCTAAATGCCCGATATATCCGGTGGACAGTGAGCATGATTCGCTGAGCTGTTCCTGTGTCATTCTTGACAGTTCACGGTATTTTCGGATACGGTCACCAATGGCAATATAGTCAAGTTCCTGTTCCATGACATCCCTCCTTTTTACTATTATACTGCATTTTCATTTTTGGGATAACAGACTGTTTGACACTTATTATTTGTCTTTTGGAACACTTTATATTATCTTATAGACAAAATATACTTGACTAATTGTATAGAAAATGATATAATAAGACAAAACAAAGCCAATAGGAGGTCATGGGATTATGAATTATTACGGTGTGGGTGTGAAGTTTGGCGGTACGCAGGAGATGCTGCCGCTCTATCTCGAAAATGACTGCTGGTTTATGGGATTCCGAAGAGAAGAAAAGCCCAGCTTTTATGAAACGGCGCAAAAAGTTCAGCCAGGCGATGTGATGATCGCCAAGGCTTATGCGACAGCGGCACAAGCTTATTATTACGTGCGTGCAATCGGAATCGTCACAGACACAAAAAAGCCGGATACGATACCGTCGGAATATGATGATCGGGCTGGTTTTTCTGTGACCTGGATCAAATATTTTGAAAAGCCTGCTGCTCTGTCGGCAAAGAAGTTTGCTCGTGGAACTTTTCACACAAAAACGATTTTTTTGGAGAAGAATCCGGATTTGATTGCGAAAATCCAGGAAATGATGAAATACGACTACGCAGGAGAACCGGATGAAACGGAATCGTTTGAAGAAGGCATTCCGGAGGTGAGCGAAAGCCCGGAGTAA